ACGCTCTTTTCATCAAAGAACGGTGACTGTAAATCGCTGATAAAAGCGACTCGCTTAATTATTCGTCGTCCTCGTCGTCGGTTGGGTCAATGCGAGGAATTAAAGAATCGGGTTTATCGTTGCTTATCCAATCAGGAAGTGCATTATTTTCCTGCATAAAAAACCACGCTACTTCATTGCTAAATCCAGCCTTTTTTGCTGCCTTGTAAATCTCATGTTTTGTAATCATAAAAACATCAAGCTTAGACAATGGCTCAGGTGACCTACGAACTACCCGCCTGTTAATCTTTTTGCCATGGCTTTATTTTACTTCCTGCTAATGACAATAAAGAGTTCATCAATGCGATTTGAAAGGTGTGTTGTTTCTTTTTGTAAATCTGTCAATTGGTCTTTCATTGAATTTCCCCCATTGGGGCGAAGTTCGTTTAACCAACCTTTTACTAGCCAGCGTAAGCCAGCCAATAAACCTATAAGAGTTGTGGTAATTCCAGCTGCAAAGCCAGCCCACTCAAGGGCTGACATTACTCTTTACTGCCTATGCCAAACGCTGTGTCGTCAGGATTCAAAGCTCTTAATAGAGGTGCGACAAATGCAATTAGAAATGCTTTCCAAATGTCATCAAATGAACCTGAAGGATTTGTTACATATACGGTTGCCAAACAAACAAATGCGCTGCGTGCGTATGAGTTGATTACGGCTAGTGTCTTGCTATTCATTTTTACCCCCTAGTAGTGGTATGTCAAAGAAATCTGAATTGTTATCTTGGTTTTTCCTAAAGCTGCAATGTATGTGATGGGTATGAGGTGAAAAGCCCCTATATTTTCTCCATTTGTAATTTAATATTGGAGAGGCAATCATGCCCATGTGAATTACATAAGATATGCGTCCGTAATCCTTAGCGTAGAGTCTAAGCTGATTTGCCAAATAGATTGAATCCCCTTTGTTGTCAGAAAGGCTAGCGTCAATGTCAATTGCTCGGACGACCCCAGTTTTAGCGTCGGGTATGTGGTCGCTTTTACCTGCTTGCTTATGACGCAAATCTGCAATCCACCCATCAGACCGACGAAGGCGGCTCTGGTATGAATCATCTATTTGTTCTCTCAGCTGTGCAGCCGCCTTTGATAACCATGGTTTCATTTAGACACAATTCCTCAAGATTATGCTAAGAGTAATTTAGCCTCATCAGCAGTTATGCCTAAACGCTCAAGTAACTCAGCCTTAGCCTGAGTTTTCGCTTGGGCTTCGGCTTGCATTGTTATTCCTTTTTCAACATCTGCTTGATATTGAGTTAATTCCGCATCTGTCAATTCTCTATCAATAACAGTTCCATCAAGTTCGACAATTCTAATCATTGGTTTTGACATTATTTCACCCCATATATTTCATAAGTTCCTGTTGAATAAGTAACTCCACCTAGCGGACTAAATGTAATGCTAGTTATTGCTGCGGTGTTTCTCCACATACCATATCCCGACTCAATTGTGTTAAAAGTATTACCTTTGTGTTTTCCACCAATTAAAAAATTTGCCGTTTTATATGTATCAGCATTTGCAGGGTCATAAATTGTATAAACTTGAAAATTGTCTGAAACAGTTGCTTCTAACTGGTCAACATAAAAACCATCTGTATTTGATGCATCACTAGCCAATGCAGTTGCTGAAGTCATATATGTAAAAACATTTGTGTAATTTGTACCTGAATCCCCATTTAATCTGATTAAAGGAAACCAATCAGCACTTGCAGTCACATCTTTAACATAAATTACCAACTGCTTATATCCCGTTGTTGTTATGCTAACAACTGTTGAAGTGCTACTTAAACTGCCACTTGCTAAAGAAGTAAAGCCACCACCGCTAGCGGGTGCAGCCCACTTTAATCCTGTTGCCTCTGCACTATCGGCAGTTAAAACATAAGTATTAGTTCCAGCCGTTAATTTACTAAAAGTATCTGCGCCAGTTCCAACAATTAAATCACCTTTGGCATCGATTGCTGTTGCCATTGAGTTAGTGATTGTTACTGTTCCTGAAGTACCGCCACCGCTAATTCCAGTTCCAGCGGTTACGCCTTCAATGTCACCTGTTGCACCTGAAGCAACCCAAGCAGCACCGTCATAATAAAAAAGGCTGTTTGTGTCTTTTGTAAATGCAAATTGTCCTTCAGCGGGTGCGGTAATTGCTGCGTCGCGTGCCGCTGTACTTGCAAACACTAAAACGCCTTGCATTAAATATCCGTTGACATCTGCCGCGGACAGCACATCTCCCGAATTGAAGGTTTTAAATCCTAATCCTGCTGCCATTTGTATTCTCCTTTAGTAGCTAAGTATATCGTCATTTAACAGTCCATAAGTTGAACTGGATAAAATTAGCCCGTCAACAATGGGTTCTAAGGTGGTAAAAACACCTGTCCAAGAGTTTGGGGTTATATTCCAAGCAACACCTTGAATTTGAAGGTTCTTGGTTATTGTTGAACTGTCGGGTTGGATATTAGTTATTTGAACATTGTCAAAATAATCTAAAGCCAAAATTGTGGCTGTTGGAACAGCTGGGTCTAATAAGTCAAGAGTCATTTCATCAATTCTAATGGTTGTGTCTGACCTTGTTGCCACATAGATTTTAGCCAAATCAGCAACCTCAGCGTCCGTAGCCACAATGAGTTCACTCGTTGTAAGACCATGGGGGAAGTATGTGGCAATGCTGTCAGCGTCTTGATTATTTTGAACCGCGCCACCAATGCGTGAAAAGGAAACTGAGTTGATAATAAGAGAGTCATCAAAGGCAAATTTAAGATTTGTGTAAGGAATTCCACCGCTTTGATTAAAGGCAAATGGAGTTCCCCCTGCGCTAGCAATAGTTTCATATCGGTTTTTAAATATTATGTCGCCTTCGGGTGAGCAGAATAAAGCCCCCTGTTCGCTGAACTCAGCGTTCTTTATAGCTTGTAAAGAGGTTCTTAAGGTTGCTGGGTCATTAACAGTAAGCGTGTTCCCTGTATCAATGTCCCGCATTTGAGTTGGAAAATTTACTGTATCCAAAATCTTGCCAATGCGTGTGCCAGTATCTTGTCCAGCACTTGCGCCCGTAACGGTTTCAATTGAAGCAAGGTTTAGAAGTCTAAAAGCGTCACTTGCACTAATGTCCACATAGGACATGTTTTCAGCTTGGTCATAAGAATATTTATAGTCTGTTGTATAACCACTAAACAAATAATATGAATTGCCGTTAACTGTGGCAGAAATTCTTAATTTTCTTAATGGTACTAATTCGCCAAAATAAGGTGAACTAGTATTTTGGGGATTAAAGCTTGAGTCAGGGTCATAAATTCTGACAATGCAAGTTCCAGCCTCATAAGTGTCGCGGTAGATATTTCTGCCACGCCTAATGTTTATGCTTCGGGTTTGTGCAGTTAGGTCAGCAACTAAAGCAGGTGTTGTTGACGCAGATAAAATGTTTGTGTCTAAGATTCCGTTTACTGGGTCTGATAAGGTAAAAGGAATTCCAAAGGTAGCACCCGACGAAAAATTTAAAGATACGCTTAAAGTTGCTGGAAGTGCCATTACTGGAACGCACCAAGCAATCTACCTACCGCACTTGGTGAACCTGATAGATTTGAGTTTAATAAACCATTTCTAATTTGCTCAACTAAATCAGCGTCAGAAACAACATTGCCAGCATTATTGATTGTAATGTTAAAGGTAGGGACTTTAACCCCTACATCACCCATAACACCACTAATTGATTGATATTCTGCCATTGCAATAGGGGCATTAGCTAGTAATGAAGGTGCGCTTGCTGGAGTAACTTGCGCTCTTACATTGCCTTTAAGTTCGGGTGGTTTGTTTTGAAGCAAGTTATACATTGCAATCATTTTGGCTAATAACATATCAATTTCAGCACTCCAACCCTCAAAAGGATTTAAAGCTCTTGGTAATTTGGAAATAGCCAAGGCAAGATTAGTTGTCTGCAATTGACTGATTGCTAATTGATTTGAAAGTCTGTCAGCTTCAGAGGCGTTTTCTTGAAGTAATGCCATCTGTAATTGAAGGCGTAGTTTTTCGTCCTCTGTAATGTTTCTTTGAAGGGCTGCAACAATTTGAATTCTATCCATGTCAAACATTGTTGCTGCTTTTTTAAGTGCTGCTTCCTCAGCTTGTTTTTTCTTAGCTGCTAAGGCTGCGGCGTCTGTAAGTTTCTTTTGCTTGGCTAAAAATGCAAGGTACTCTTTGTTTTTCTTGGCTTGGTCATCTGCTGCCTTTGAAGCCATTTCCCAAGTCTTAGTGTTTGCCTTCCAAATTTCATTTTGGATTTTTAACTCAGTACCTTTAACATCAAGTATGTATGACCAACCATCAACAACACGCTTGAGCAAATCACTTATTAAAGGAATATTGTTGGTAAGGGTATTTATCAAACTTCCTGTTTTAATCAGGATTGCGTCAACAATATAACCAAACTTTTCCATGGCGTCGGTCATACCACCAACACCTCTGTTGCCTGTTGCTTCTTGGAAAGCCATAACCAAACCTTGACCAACTATTTGTTTGGTGTCGTTCCATTGATTGTTTAAAACTTCAATTTTGCCAGCGTAAGTGTCAAGATATGCAGCTGAAGCCCCGCTAAATTGTTTGTTTAATTCCTCAGTAATTCCAGCCATGTTGCCTGTTGCTAGGTAGGCTTTATTTAGTCCAAGATTTAAGGCTGCAAGTCCTCTAGTATTACCCGCATAACCCTTAGATAATGCGTCAACAACTTGGTTTAATCCGTTGCCAGTACCTCTTGAAACTTCAATGGCTAGGTTTAAACTATCCATTGCTTGTTTAGCGTTTCCGGTAGCTCTAAACAACTGAGTAAATGATGGAATCAATGAGTCGTCTGCAATGCCACTCAACTTACTAAGGTTTTTTAATCCCGCCTCGGTATCGGGAAATGCCATTAAATTACCGGTGTTTTTTAAAGTGTTTTGTAAAGCGGCAGCAGCTCTTTCTGAATCTGTAAATTCCTTGACTGAGGCTCTACCAAACGCGACAATTTTGTTGACAGATAAAGCAACACCCAATGCAAGTCCAAGATTTCTTGCAGTCTTGGTTAACTTTGTTAATGAGGATTCGGCAAGTTTTGCGCCTTTATCTTTATACTCCGAAACAATATCTATGCCAATTGTCATGCGGCTAATCCAAATCTGTCATTTTTCGTGGTGGTTTCAAATAAGTGTTCGGCTTTTCTAATTGCTGCAAACACAGCGTCTTGGACTTTTCCTTGGTCGTCAACATAAGATTTGAATAGCAATCTACCTTTATCCATGCGACTGTTTCCAACTTGTTTAAAGCCACCATAAGTTCCTTGAATTCTTTGATTAAAATGCGCCCCAGCGTTCGGGTTATTGCTTTGAGATTGTGGGTCGCCGCCCCAATTTTTGCGTCCAGCGGTTTCAATAATTGCACCAACAGCTGATTTGTTTAGCAATCGGTAAAGCCCAACAAATCCTGCTTTGTTTCTTTTGCCTTGAGCCACGCTGTAAGTCAAACCCTTTTTAATTATTAAAGGATTATATTTTGGAAATGCTCTTAAATTTGGTGCCATCATTGTTTTGGCTTTAGTGCGAGAAACAACAGGCTTGCCTAAATCTTGCCAGTTTTCCAAGCCTCTAACTGAGGGTTGTACTTTTGTTTTGGCGTCATCTGTAATTGTTTTTAAAGCAACGCGAATTTCTTTATTCATTTGCTCGTACAAGTCAGGCGCAAACTTTTTTAAAGCTTTGCGGGTTTCAATTAAACCTTTTACTTGTACGGGCATTTTTAACCTGTTTCGCTTCGTCATTAAGGACAGACAGCGTTGCTCTTAACAACGCCATGTCCATGTTAATAAACTCTGAGTGAGGAATTCCAGTCCTTATTGCTAAAGACGCCACTAAATAGTGGAAGGAATCCCTCGTTACCCATTTGGGGAGTCAGCGTCCAGAATCTCGACTTTAGAAATCGATTCTAGGAAAGTGTCCCCAAATGGTTTAACTGTTTCGCCTGAACGCCTTAAACACTCCCAAGCAAGCCAATAAATATCTGATTGGCGTTCCTCGTCGCGGAAGCGTTTATGAAATCCAGTTTTCCAATATTGTTCAGCTGCATATTCAATCGCTGGTGAAATCTCATGTGTTGATTCCTCACCTGAAGCCTTGGTGATTTTTAATGCTAACAATTTTTACTCCTTAGAAAGTACCTGTGGTTGCAACGGCAACTGTGCCGCTAACAGACCATGTTACATCAATTGTTGCTAAATCAGCGACAGAACCGTTAATGTCGGTAATTCCATTGACTAAGCAGGTGGCGGTGTACAATTTGTTGGTTGCTGAAACAGCTGTGTTTTTATCCTGTAAAAATACACAGGTAACATTTGTTCCATAAGCAGCTTGAAGGGTTGCTAAAACATTTGAAGTTGCGGTGTCGTTGAAAAAGCTGATAGTCACTTGACTGTCCTCTAATCCCGCGATTCTCTTGACTCCAAGGTCACCCATTGCTGTGACATCAAGCTCTGCTAGGTTTCTATTGATTGTAACTGCACTTACATGGTCAGAAAGGTCAACGGAATTTACCTTGACTCCGACCTTATTATTCAAGAACACAGCCATGGTTATTCCTCATCTTTCTTGGTGGTTGGTTTTGGCTTTTCTGTTTTTGCTACTTGCCCGACTTTTTCAAGCCAAGCTTTATCCTCGGAAGGAACATCATAAATTTCACTCATTTTTAACTCCAACTTGTCATGATTGATACGGACATCTCGCTTGTAAGCATTTCACCTGCTACCCCTGACAAAATTGTGGGTGCAGATATTGTGCCAACACTTATGTTCATTGTGGTAATGGCTGCTAATTTATTAAACACGCCAACCGCTAAATCCTCAATGCCGGCAAGATTACCTTGGTTGTCAAACATTGGGACAATTAAAATTAACTTAAAATTTGCTTTAGGTGCAACAGTTGAATAATTGTTATTAGTCGGTTCAATGTAAGGGTCAGCCGGTTGAACAATAACTGAATTTGCAATAGGAGTGGCGGGCGGAAAAGAAAAGACCTGCCACTCCCCCGCGCTTATTAACGCGTTCGCAAGGGTTGTTCTGAGAGTTGTAACGGCAACTGTCATTATCCAACCAAGCTGTTAGGTGATAAGTGATTTGCTATTAACCCGCGGATTCTTGCTGTTAAAGTATTTCCCATGCGGTAAGGACTTGGTTGAAAATCAGGAGAAATTCCACTTGAGTTACTGGACTGCCTTGCTTGCCAAATGTCAATTGCAATCATGAGGCTTGCTTCTCTAATTTCGGGAACACTACCGTATGCAACATAATCTGTTGCCGCAACTGTACCAAATGGACTTGTTGGGTGAATTGGTTCAACTGTTGAGTGTGAAGTAACAAAAGTTATTGAATATGCGTCTGAAGCAGTTATTGTTTTAGAACCATTAAAAGTCGCGCCGTTACCGCTTACCGTTACTACTTGCCCCACAAAGAAGTCATGAGGTGTATCAAAATATAAAGTGCCGTAACCAACAATATGAGAGTGTGCAGAATTAAATGCTTGGTTTTTCCATAGATAATCACTAACAATGTTTTGAGCAGATTGACAGACTTCCTCAACAACGCTGCTGGAATATAAACTTCCAATTCCAAGTGCGCTTCTTAACTCGGCTTCAGTAACCCAAGTAGCTGCCATGTGATTTCCTTTCTTTAAAAGTTAAGGGGCGAAGGCTTCCAACGCCCCTTAACGCTTTTGAGTTATTAGTTAACTCAGGACTTGTTCCAACGACGGATTCCGCCAGCAAGTTTAGTTGCAATTGCGTAATATCCGTAAACTGCCACCTGCAAGCGACCATTTGAAAGTGCTTCCACTCTCAAAGTTGTCTTAGGGGCTTCGTAGAAAGTAATTGATGAAGGATTGATTAGGAACATTGAATCGTCGCCTGTTCCTGAACCAATGTAAGGGTCAACATAGTAGTTAGTTCCTAATACTGAACCAACAACAGCTTGAGGTGAAGCAATACCTGAATTGTTAACAGGATTAGCAGCTGCGTACAGCGCACGCTTTGTTGAATCTTGCGCATTAAGTAGTACAGACCACCATGAAGCATTTGAAACTAAGTTAGTTGCAAAACCACCTGTTGCAGCATAAGCAGCAGCAGCTTCAGTTGCAATAAATGATTGCAGTCCATCAGCGTCAGCAGTTGCAACAGCTGTTCCAGCAGTTCCAGTTGTTACGAATTGTGTAAACATTGCTTCGTCTGTTGCCTTAGCATAGCCTCGGTTCAACTCACGGATAAGTTCGTCATAAAAAATCGGCGAACTTCTATCAAGCAGCTCCCACGAAATCGTTTGCAATCCGGCTGCTTTTTTAACATCAACTGTAATATAACCTGAAGCCATCTCAGTTCCGCCAAGTGCTTCACCCTCTGTTGAGTTTGAATCAATTGTTGGTGCAGTTGTTAACTTAGGAATTGTAAATGACATGCCTGAAGTTGGAAGTGCGCCACGAGATACTGCGTCAATTGAAGGACGAACATCTAATGTGTTAGTGATGAACTCAGTTAAGTGTGGTGCAAGTGTAAGACCTGTGTTTGTAGTTGTATCATCTGTTGCAAGAATTGTTTGACGAGCTGACTCATCACCCATTGCAGCTTTGATACTTGCCTCAAGATATTGTCCTGAAGTCATTGGTGCAACGCGTGGCTTTGTATAAACCGCCGCTGTTACTGTTGGGCGAGAAGCTTCAACCGCTGGGGTTTCTACTACCTCGGTCGCAACAGGTGTATCGGTTGTTGTGTTTTCCACAATTTCCTCTATTTCTGTTTTGGTTTCGGTTGAAACTGCCTCTGTATTTTCAGACGCAGCAACGCTAGTTACTTCAGCAGATTTAAATGCCGCTGCTTGTACTAGCGAAACTTCAAGTAAACGGGCTGCGCTAACGCGATAAACTCCGTCTTTGTTTTTTCCTTTAATAACTTCAACTCCCACGCTCAAACCCGAACGAAGGTTTTCACTTGCCTCAATGAGGCTATCTGTTCCACGAGTGGTATTACTAACCTTAAACTCAGCAAAAATACCAGTTGAATCCTCGGTCATATTTTTCATGCGACCAATTGGCTTTTTAGGGTCATGCTCTAAAAGCAATTTAACATTTTTAGGGTCATCTATTTGAATTGAGTTTGCCTCAAAAATTACTTTTCCTGCGCTAGTGTTTCCGATTTCATCACCATAGGGTGCAATCTTTCCAGCAATGATTCTGCGGGATTCTGAAGCTTCTAAATCTGCGCTAAAGTTAATTATTTCCATTTGGGCTTAGTTCTTCCATTTCTCTCGCTTGTTCAACGGTTATTAGTTCAAGTGCAAGCATTTTTTCAATAACTGCAAGTCTTTCCATTGGGTCGCTTCTTAAGAATCCTGAATCAATATCAAAGCGAATTTCTTGTGTAACGGGTGACAGGTCGTCCATTGAAAAACGCCTCTCAACCGCTTGGATATAAGGCGCTAGAGTGAAAGAAACGAGCTGGCGTCGGTTATCTAATATGTTTTGATAAACCATGCTGTTATTCATATCGCAATTTAAATAGAACGCGTCAATGTTAAACAATCTGCAAATTTGCGCACTCATATTTTGGAGAGCGTCCACATACATCATATCTTTCGGAGAAAATGCTGTTGCTTGGTATTCTAAACTTGAAGTTAAATAAGCAGTTGACCTTGTATCTCTAGCGCGACGCCAAGCAGACAATAATCCAGCAACTTCTTTTTCACCCATGTCCGCGCCATTATTTTTCAATATTCCCGCTGGTTGTGGAGTTGATGAAGCAACAGATACAGCTCTTTCTAAATCAACAGCTGCTTTAAGTATTCTTGCACCCGAAGTAAGTAGCGGGTCTTTACCTAATTGTATTGTGACCAAACTGC